AAAAGTGACAGTATCTTGAGTTGTAAAATAAAACGCATAGAACAAATGAACTTTTTAAGGTGGTTTTATGATGACACATGCGCAACGCTCTGAACTCATGGAGCTTGCAACGAAAGCTTTTCACTATAACTATGATCTGGGCCGTGCTTCGGCTTTGGATAACGATTTATCCCTTTACAGCCAGTCGGACCCGGAATTTGATTTTATCAATTTTCTGTACAACGCATTTGAAATTGAGGAGGATATGAAAAATGAAGAAAAATAACATGCTTTTAGTGGGTTTCACGGTGCAGGGGTATGACCTGCGTGATGGTTCTGGTTTTGAAGATTTTACCGCTGTTGTCGTTTCTGGTTCTATCATTGATGTTGAATACGGGCTTATTTGTTCGTATCGAAAACGGGGCTTTGAGCTTACAAGTGTTATCCGTGACGAAACATTTGCGTTTAATCCTACTAATTTGCACCATTTCTTTAAAAATGGCAGTTTTGAAGGTTTGGAGGTTATTCAATTATGACTAAAGATCAACGCAACAACTTAATCGCCTATTTTGCCATTGCTTTAAGCGACGCTTATACCTATGGATTGGCTCAATCGAATCTTGAACACGATACGGTAAAGGCGGATCGGGCAAGACATCAGTCAATGGATGAATTTTTAAACTATCTATTTGCTATTGAACTAACGGAGGATAACGCCCCATGAGACTGCCCAATAAAGAAAAAGAAGTCCCCCGTCTGGCCTTATCCCTTGAGGAGCTGAAAAAGCTCTATGACGATGCGGTTTTTCAAAAGCAGTACAATCACCGGCTCCCGTTGATCATGATTGTGCCCGAGGGTAATCGCATCACCATCTACCAGCCGCCTGCCTTTCCCAGTCAGGCAAGCTACTATCATTATGAATAAAGCAGCATGAACATTCAGCCTGATTCTGCTTAACCGCTACAGGCTTGAAAATAAATATAAAACTAAAAGGAGAAACATTTATGGAAGCAAAATTACTCGGCTATTTACCCATGGACTTTGAAACAAAGGAAGGCAACCGCATTGAAGGGGTTAAGCTCTTCATTGTTTATAATGACGATGCCGAAAATCTTCAGGGTGCCCGCACAGCGGATATCTTCGTTTCACACAAAATTGCTAAAGACTACAATTTCAAGGAGTACCTGAACAAGTTTGTCTTTATCTACTTTAACAACAAAGGCAAGTTCTATGCCATGGACAAGATTGACGTTGACGCTGACAAGAAAGCCTGACAGGTGACGCCATGGTTTTTATCACAGGTTTCATCATCGGCGCGGTCTGCGTCTACGGTGTTGTCAAGTGGTCGGTGCATTCCGGCTGTCAGGGCGAGTACAAGTTCTGTACGGGCTGTCCTTTAAAAGGCGGTTTCCCCATGTCGGATGACTTTGACGATGTGGAAGTACCAGAGGAGGTCACAAGGAATGTTTCAGACAAGCCTGACACTAGCCCTCGAAAATTCCGCCAGTTCTTTGACGAGTAACCCGGCGCCAACGGTCATGCCCTCACCGACTGCCAGCCCATCCCCTGCGGTGGTGGCAGAGTCGGTGACGGACACCGTCAACGCTTTGAATACCATCATTGAACGACTGGATCAGATCACCATCATGATGTATCTTGCCGTTGGTGTGACAGCGGCCATCATTGTTTGTCTGATCTTATACAAGTGTATATCCGCTTTTGTCGATTACTGACAGGCGGTTATATAAATCTAAAAGAAGGAGGTACGCCTATGCCTGAAGAACCGGTTGTCAACGCTTTTCTGATCACTTCCGATCTTATCAAGCCTGTTACCACCTCCATTAACTCCGGCCTGGGGGTTATGGTCCCCATCGGCCTTGGTATTATGGGCACCATGATCGGCATCAGCCTGATTCGCCGTGTCATTTATACCTTCCTGTAAAATCTAAACGAAAGGAGCACTATTTATGGAAATCACCACTGAAATGCTCAAACCAGTCACTGACTCCATTAATTCCGGCTTAACCACGCTGGTTCCTATTGGCCTCGGCATCATGGGCACCATGATCGGCATCAGCCTGATCCGCCGGATTATCTACACTTTCCTGTAGAATCAACCAATCATTTTTAATCCTCTTAAAAAAAACCTGCCACCACTCCCCCTGTGGTAGGCAGGTTTTTAATTTAGCAGGCAGGTCTTTATTGAAAGATTATATAAAAAACAAATATAAAAAACAAAACAAAATATATTAATCCGGGGCCTATAATTTTATGTTTATCAATCCACTTTCTAATATCTTTTAATACAGGAATATTTAATTTACTTTCTGGCGCAAATATTAGTAAAAAGGAAAAAACTGTAATTAGCATTAAGGCTAATAAAGTTAGCATTTTAAACATGATCATTACCCCCTATCTATAGTGTATTTATTATATCATAAAAGGAGTAGTTATGGAATCTATTAATAATAATAAGGTTAAGTACCGATTTCTAGTTTTTATATTGGCTTTTATGGTTGCAATTGCTCCTTTAGGTAATATAAAAAAGGTTGAAGCTCTTAGTCCTAGTGATTTAAAATTGGTATCTCCATTTATTATTGGACTTATTCTTACAAGTTTAGTAGCTTCTGGTGCCATCTCCGGAGGTTATAAAGTATCCCCCGCCGATCTTTCTTCCATCACCGAAAAAGCCCAGGCCAACCTCCAGGCCGCTGGATCTGCCGCCATCGACCAAGCTAACAAGCTCGGTGAAGCCATCAAGTCCGGTGCCGAAAGCGCCAAGATCAAAGCTCTTGCCAGTGGGGCGGTGATTTACGCGTTTTTACAGGCTATACAAGAGACTTTATTCCCGGATAAAACAATTGATCGTACTTGGACTTTAGGTAAAAACGAAGTCATATTGTCGGATTTTGGGGATTATGTTGTTACTAAAGTTGTTTCAGATAATTATGTCAAATTAGGCATCCCAAATCGGCCTTGGTTCTTATCAACAAATATCTTCAATACTGGAACATACTATGTGAATGACGATACTACGTTTGATGGCAATTGGGGGCCTGCTGGTTATCTTCATTATAGAAGATCAATTGACGGCACTATTAAAAGTACTGCAACATTTTATTGTATGACAAAGAACCCGTCGGCCCGATATTCTATTGCTATTGGATATAATTCTGATTCTGTTTGGAAGTATTTTGGTTCTGCTTTAGGGATACAAAAATTTATTGATCAGATTTCCGGGAATGCTATTTTAGACAATGATGTTACACATATTGCTTCCGCTCCATCGGTAAGTTTACCGACTCGATTGCCTACTACCATTGTAAATAATATTAATAACTGGGATGGCACTAGCGACTTAGTCCTATCACCACCGCTCCCCTACGACATCCCAGACGATGAAGCCTTAGTCGTTGACCCTACCTATGGCGGTGAAGTCATTGACCCAACAGATCCGGTTGACCCGCCCGCCGAAGAGGGCACCATCGTCTTGCCCTGGCTCGCCGCCCTTCTCGGTCTCCTCGGCCTTGGCAATCCCAGCTTAGAAGGCATTGAAGCCGGGGTAAAAACCGCCATTGATAAGCTGATCGAAGGCATCACCGCCACCGCCCAGGACGTTTTTGACGGCAGTAAAGAAGCTTTAGGCAATATCACCGATGCCCTGACCGGTATAGACGCCGGTATCCAGTCTGGTATAGACGCTTTAACCGGTTCGATTTCCGTACCGCTTGCCAACATCGCGGACTTTGCCTTATCCGTCCCGGACTTCTTCGCCATCCCAGAAGGCAAGTCCATTGCAACACCCATCATTGAGCAGATACCAACCGTCTTTCCCATTGTTGACCAGATGAACACCGCTTTGAACAAAATCACCGTTGAGACAAGGCCCCTGATCATTTATTATCCCTACCTTGACGGCTCTACCAAAGAAATCAATCTTAACTGGTACGAGCCCGCCAGACAACAGGTCAAGCATGGCGTGGGTCTGCTCTTCAAAGTGGTAACTGCTCTGGCCTGCTTCGCCATGGTCTCCAACGTCTTTGGCATTGGCATCCGCGTCGGAGCCGGACAAGCCTATACCGATAACAATTCCGGTGGCGGCAACAGCCGTAAAAAGGAGGATTAAACCATGCTCGAAAAATTCGGCCTTTATAACTGGCTTTACAGCCTCATATCCGGAGCTGTCGGCGCTTTCCCAAAAGTTGAACTGCCCCCCGACGCCATGACCGTCTTTGACAACATCACCGACTACTGCGCCGTCATTGGCCACTATATCCCCTTAGATATCTTCCTGGCCTGCTCCGGCATCATTCTGGCGGTCTGGGTGATCTGCGCCATCATCTCCGCAGTCCTTCAGCTCCTATAGCACACATCGCGCGTCTGCCCTTCATGGGCAGGCGGGCGGTGTGCATCGGGTGTCACGTCTCGCGTCCCCTTTCGCCATCGTTACCGGGTTACCGTTACATCGGAAGTACACTGTCCCTTGTTTCAGTCGGCGCTTACGCATCGGCCACGCCCTTTGTCCTTCCGCCATTGGCAGAAATTATAAGTATAAGCACTCTTTTTCAGCGGTTTATGCTTCCTCACGCCCCTCATCCGCTCTGATCAGCACGTATCAAACACAAAACAAACAAAAAAAATAAAAGGAGAAACACTATGAACTACATTATCCCTTTTATCGCCTTTACCATTTTCTTTATCTTTTACATGATGAAATTTAAGCCCATCATCGCCCTTGTCCTTGGCATTGTGGACTTCATCAAGCTCGATAAAAAGAAGTTCCGGGGCTTTGGATTCTGGCTTTACTGTGGCCTTGGCGGCTCCGGTAAGACCATCTCCATGGTCGAGTATTTAAACCGCATGCACAAAAAATACCCCAAACTTAAAATTTATACAAACTTTAATTACAAATACGCTGACGGCAAAATTACCAGCTGGCAGGATCTCATAGACTACGACAACGGCGATGACGGTATCATCTTCGGTTTTGATGAAATCCACCTGACCTTTGCGTCTCAGAAATGGCAGGACTGCCCGGACAACATGCTTGACTACATCAGTCAGCAACGAAAGCTTCACAAGCAGATCGTGGCCAGCGCCCAGGTATTCACTCGAGTGGACAAAAAGCTGAGAGAACAGACCAACTTTGTCATTGAATGTAAATCCCTGTTCTTCGGCCGATGGATTTTCAATAAAGCCTTCAATACGGCCGAGTACCTCGCCAACGATGAAAAAGCCGACCGCGGCGCCAGGAAAAGACACCGGGCATGGCGGTATAACTTTGTGGCCTACAATAAAATCCGCAACAGCTATGACACCATGCAGCTCATGAAAGAACTCAAGAAGGGCAAGAGCCCTCTGGAACAGCAGAAAACCAGCTTAAAACAGCTATTGGAGGTGGATTAAATGTGTTTGACATCCTGTTAGCCCTGTTCATCTTCGCCTACTTTATCTGGGCCATTGTCTTTTGGATTAAATATTTGTATGAAAAATTGAAACTTTGAGAGGTTTAAAAAATGAATGAAATAGATGTATTACTTTGGAATATACTACAGCTTTTTTTGCCCTTTTTGGTTATTTTAGGCTTATTGTTTCTTTCGGTTATTGTCTCTGGATTATTGGACACTTCTTCAGAACATCTGCACGATATTAGAAATGATCCGGAACTCCCGCCAAAACCAGAAGAAGAAAGTTCTACCGTCAATAACATCACCAATATTGAAGTAACGGAGGATTCCGATCATGAACATTAAATACATTCCTGTCATTATCTGCGGGATTGCCTTTTTTCTGTCCCTGCTGGCCTATCTGGCCTATTTGCTCGTCCCGGTCAAATACCTTTACACAAAGCACTATGTCACAGAAATGATGGCCTTTATTTCCATTATTCTGTGTCTGATCGGGACGGTCTTTTTACTGACCATTGAGATTATTCACTTAATATAAAAAGAGAGAGGTTTAAAAATGAACGCTGTTGAACTTTATAATGATCTGTTTTCTTTAGGTATTTTATTATTGATGCCCGCTTTTTTCGCATGGTTTTTATGGGTGGCATCCCTTATTTTGGGTGGTGATTTTATGCTTGCTAAAGTAATGTTTTTCACGCTTTTAATAACCAGCTTTGGCCTGTTGATTGCTTCGGCTATTGTGCAATGCCAATATCCAGAGGTTGAAACCTATTTACAGGAAAAGAATAAAGTGACCTGTGAGTGTTCTTGCTGTCACTGTAACGGTGTCCCAGGAACGTCAGAAAATGAATAATCCGGTGCGGGTGCGCTAAGCTAGTATTACCTTAGCGCACCTCGGTGACTTGTGACAAAATTACGAAAACGGCTTATTTTAGCCATTGTAAACCATCTGCAAGTTTGTGACAATGTTGTGACAAACTTCTGTGACAATACAACTTCTGTGACAAAAAGGGGGATAACATGAAGGATACGCGCTCAAGAAAGTGGCAGATAACCATCAATAATCCCAAAGAAAAGGGATTTGACCATGAGCGGATTAAAGAACAGCTTGGTACCTTTAAAAGCTGTGTGTATTGGTGCTTAAGTGACGAGATTGGCGAAACAGGCACTTATCATACGCATGTCTTTATGGCCTGCTCCGATGCCGTGCGCTTTTCCACCATCAAGAAAAAGTTTGAACGTGCTCATTTCGAGATGGCTAAGGGCACCAGCAAAGAAAACCGGGATTATATTTTCAAGGAAGGTAAATGGGAAAAGGATAAAAAGAAAGAAACGAACTTACCGGAAACCCATGAGGAGTTTGGCGATATGCCCGTAGAACGTCAAGGCCAAAGAAATGACCTCATTGACCTGTATGACATGATCAAACAAGGGCTATCAAACTTTGACATCATTGAGGAAAACCCGGCTTACATGATGCACATTGATAAAATCGAGCGGGCACGGCAGATTGTCAAAGAGGAAAAATTCAAAAACGTTTTAAGGGATTTAGAAGTCACTTACATCTGGGGAGAGACCGGAACCGGAAAAACACGGTCGGTCATGGATCAGTACGGCTATGAGAATGTGTACCGCATCACCGACTATAACCATCCCTTTGACAGCTACAAAGGCCAGGACGTGGTGATTTTCGAGGAGTTTAGAAGCTCCCTCAAGATTCAGGAAATGCTCAACTACTTAGACCGCTACCCGCTGGAGCTTCCGTGCCGTTATCTGAACAAGATCGCCTGTTACACCAAGGTCTATATCATTTCAAACATTCCGCTGACCTGTCAGTATGATTACATTCAGCAGCAGTACCCAGAAACCTGGGAAGCCTTTTGCAGACGGATTTATAACATCCAACATTTCACAAGGGAAAATCCTGTTGAGGATGAAAAGCTTGAGGGCTTTGAACAGCTAAGCTTTTAAAAAACGTCTTTACCGGCTCGGATCAGTGCCGCAGCCATCAAATTTTCGTGATAAAATATTGTTTTATACGTTATAGGGGGTAACGATCATGGGACAGCATTTTACAGAAGATGAACGCAAGAAAATTCAGAATTATTTAGAGATTAAAATGTCTAAAGCGCAGATTGCGAGAGAACTTCATAAATCTTACTCGGCGATATGCCGTGAAATCAAACGGGGAACGGTAAAGCAGATCATTAGAGAATATCAAGAGGTCTATGCTTATAAGGCCGATTATGCTCAGATCGTGCATCTGGAAGCTTGCTCAAACAGAGGGCCCGTTTCTATTCTCTCTGAGCCATCAAACTTTAAAACCGATTTAATTCGCCTGATTAAAGAGGGTTATTCGCCTGAAACAGCCATTTTACTTTTAAAACAGACCTACGATGTCACCATCTGCTATAAAACTGTCTATAATGCCATTGACCGCGGTGATCTGGAAGGTTTAAGGCTTTCGGATCTGCCGTACAAAAAGCCTCAAAAGAAGAAAAAGGAAAAAGAGACAACAAAAGAGGTGCCCGCTGGCCGCCGTTCCATTGATGAACGTCCCTTAGAGATTTTAGACCGCCTTGATTTTGGACACTGGGAAATGGATACTGTCGTTTCAGGACAATGTACCACTTCAAAAGCGGCTCTTTTGGTTCTTACTGAGCGTAAGACCCGTTTTTCTTTTGTTTTCAAGTTGCCAGAAAAAACCAATGAAACGGTTAAAGCCTGCCTTGATCAGTTGGAACTTGCTTATAAAGAGCACTTTAAAACGATTTTTAAAACAATCACAATGGATAATGGCGCTGAATTTGTCAATCAAAAAAATATTGAAACCTCTGTCTTAAACCTGGAAGAAACCCGGCTGATCGCTTATTATTGCCATCCTTATTCTGCTTATGAAAGAGGTTCCAATGAAAACTATAACCGTTTTATCAGACGTTTCGTTGAGAAGGGCGCAGATATTGCAAAGCTCAGCGAAAGCTTTATTCATCATGTTATGGATTTTATTAATAATTACCCTAGAAAAATGTTTGGTTTTCAAAGTTCTAGCTGTTATCTTGAGAACGAACTTTCGATTCTAAATATCATTTAATTTATTTCGCGTTTTACCTTGCAATTTAGG